TGGTTTATCAGATATTTTATTCTTATCCATTGTGTACTCCTTTGTTGAAAAGATTAATTAGATGTCTGATTGCGTTTACTTTCGTAATCTTCATCCCAGTTTGATTACTCAATATATCAGCGATCGCATCGAGGTCGTCGATCATAATCGGATCTTTAATATTTAATTGAGTTATCCGCTCTTTCGTTATCTCGTTTTCCATAATTCCCTCCTTTGGCGTATAAACGATTTTTAACTATATATAGTATAGTAAAGAGGTATTAGAATATAAAGCGATTTACCAGTACTACAATATAGAAAATTTATTTAATATTTTTCTATCAACGTCCGATAGTGGGTAAACATTTTCGACCCAAACTAACCTCGTATCATCCCAATACGTTCCATCAGTTGGGTCTTCCCAATTATCGTCATCTAAATCATCACCTAACCAATCTTCTAATAATTCGTTATTAGTTGTTTCATGATTTATATAATCAATATAAGTAAATGTACCACTATATTCGTGGACATAATATTCACGTTCTCCTTCTTGGACTCCATAAGTAATTAAAATCATTCGTCACCCCACGGAATACTATTTAGATTGTTATAATCGGTATAAGGCATATCAATATAAAACATTGGTAAATTACCTGCTGAAAAACCAACTCGAGCTTCAACGTCGTTATGGTCCATGGTTGAGATGACTGGGAACTTTACGTCGTTTACCTCGTACCCTAAACTTTCTAACTCTCGTCGTAATCTATTAATATCGATATTA